GATCTCGTCGGTGATGATCGGGGGTCCGTTGCGCAGGTTGCGCCGACGGGCGCGCGCCTTGCCGGTCACCCGGATCGTGACGGTGTCGCCGCGCTTGCCGGCGAACTGCGCCGACGCGTCACGGCTGACCAGGGCGCCGAGCACGAGGTTCCGGCGAAGGATCGCCAGGTCCGTCTCGACGACCGTGGTCGCGTTGAGAATGGTGTTGGCCATCAGGCCACCTCCGGTTTCTTGTTAGTCGTAGATCTCGTCCGCGATCTTCTTCGGATCGATCGGATCGGTGTCTTCGGTGGGATCCCCTCCGCCGCGCAGGCTCTCGCGAGGCTGCCGGCTCGGGGGTGTCTTCTTGTCGTCCGCCTTGTCGCCGCCGAGATCCGCGAGGAAGTCGTCGGCATCCGCCTCGAGCTCGTCACGCGAGGTGCCCGAGAGCCGGTTCGCCTGCTTCACGGTGAGCTTCTTCTCGATGGCGATCTCGAGCCGATCGACGCGGCCGAGTGCCGCGTCGAGCTTGGACTGCAGCTCAGCGTTGGCCTCCTGGGCCTTCGTGAGGTCGTCCTTCTTGGCGTCCTCGGCATCCTTCGCCTTGGCGGCGAGGTCGTCGCGCTCCTTGCGGAGTGCGGCCGCCTCGCGGTTCGCCTTGGCGATCTTCGCCTTGGCGCGAGCGAGATCGAGCTCCTCCTCCTCGTCGTCGTCGGGCTTCGGCTCCTCCTTCGGCTTCGGCTTCGGCTTCGCGCCGTCCGGGCCGTCGATGAATCGGAATCCGCGCATGGCGAGGACGCTCGGCTGAGTGGTGCAGTCGGCCTCCAGGGCCTTCGGCGTGAATACGGACATGATGTTGTTTGGCCTCCAGGGCTCGTTGTTGGGGTTCCCCGCCTCCAGGGCGGAAGTATCTAGTCGCGCCCGGCGTAGGCCGCGCGGAACGCGTTCGGGTCTTCGTTCTCACTCAGCAGCTGCCCGAACTTCGCAGCGTTGCCGACCCAGTTCGTGTCGCGGCTGTAGACCGGCTCGAGCGTGCAGCCGCATCCGAGGTGCACGTCGGCGGCGGCGAACGACGTCTTGCTGTAGACCGAACCTCGGCCAGCGAGCATCGCGCAGAAGTAGCACGGATCGCCGTCCGTCACGCGCTGGTAACCGATGCACTTCGGATCACGACGAACGTCGCGCTCGAGCACCTGCCGACCGCCGTTGAGCACGTGCATCATCGACGTTCGCGCGAGCTGGTTGAACGCAGCATCCTTGGCCGCGGCCGGCGCGACGCCCGAGCCGATGGCCATCTTGATACCGATGGGCCCGAGCACCTCGAGCGACGTCGTCGCCTTCGCGGGCAGAGCGATCGCCGCGGCCGCGGGCAGCGGGGATCCGACCTCTGCCGCGCGAAACGCGGCACTGTAGGCGGTCGCCGTGCGCACCGAGCGCTGATGCTGCAGCTCGAGTGTGTTCTGGCTCACCGCGAGCCACATCCCGCGCGTACCGTCGATGTTGTCGACGCTGAGGGTCGACCAGGCAGCCCGCAGCAGCGTTACGGTCCGCGCGCCGATCGCGACTTGGGCGAGACGGTGAGCTTCGGTCAGGCGTGCGCCGGCCTTAGTCACCGCCATCGTCAGTCTCCGCTCGGTGGCTGCGGCTCACTCTGCCGGAGCAAGCCCTGGGCGAGCAGCGTGTTCGGATCGTTCGCCGCCTGGTTGTCGGCGAGCACCTTCCACTCCTCGACATCGCTCTGCGTCGCTCCCGGGAACTTCGCCCAGAGCGCCTCGAGCGGGATGCCGAGCATCTGGGCCGCCTTGCCGAGCGCGTCGACCGCCTGCGAGAACGAAGCGGTTTCGTCGTCCTGCCAGGAGACGTGCGCGCCGAAGTCACGCGCGCCCTCCGTGTCGCCCTTGATGTGCTCGGCCAGGCGCAGCACCTGGCCCCACGTCGAGCCGAAGGCGCGCTTGCGCTCTGCCACCTTCGCGCGCTGAGCGGCCTTCGCGGCTGCGAGCGCCTCAGCGGAGAGGTTGATCATCACGCCGGTGAGCTCGTGCGTGGGCGTCTGCGACGCAGCGGACAGCGCCTTGACGTCCTCCGCTTTCGCGGCGATCAGGTCACCGAGCGGCGTCGCCGGCAGGCTGCCGAACTTCGTGTCGGGATCCTCGGCGACGAGCAGGCGTCCGAGCCCCAGCTCGATGGCGCGCTGGTTCTTGAGCTCGTCCGTCTCCGGCTTCGTGAGGCCGGACACGGTGCGGATCACCGTGCTGTTGAAGTGCTGCGCGACCAGGCGGTCGTAGTCGGTCTTGTTGATCCGACGCGCGAGCGGGATGTACGGCTCCACCTCGCCGGGCGCGCGGCCCTCGAGGTCGAGCTGGTTCGCGAAGCGAGCGACGGGTACGACGCCGACACCGTGGACGCGAGGCTCGATGAACGTCATCCGGTCGCTCGCCTTCGGACGCGACAGGTAGTAGGCGTGCTCCTCGTCCATGAGCTTGACGATGAAGTCGGCCCCCGACCGCTCGACATGCACGGCCACCTCTGGCCAGAGGTCGTTAGCCGGGTCGCGGTAGGCCGCGAACATGCGCCGCGGGCTCACACCGCGGATCGCTACGTCCTTGCCGCCGTCCTCGTCCTGGCCGGGCAGCACCGTCGCGAACGAGTAGCCGTAGGCGAGCGCGGCGCGGTGCACGGGGATCTGCTTCGCGTCGAGGTCGTTCGCCTGCCACGTCTCCCAGGGCGCCGGCACCGGGCGCGTGGCCCGGTCGGGGAACGCCTTCTCGTGCGCGAGCGAGCGCCATCCGTCGACGTACAGCAGCTGCGCCGTCGACGTGACGACCAGGCCGAGCCACGGGGTGCGCGACAGCTCCTCGAGCGCCTTCATCTCCCGCGTCGCGGAGGCCGGCAGCTTGTACGGCTGCTGGTCCCACCGATACCAGAGGTCGATCCGGTCGAGTGCCTTGCGCTCGATCTCCCACTTGCGGAACATCTCGGTCGCGAGCTCGATCGCGGCTGCGGGGTTCAGCATGGGGCCTCCTTAGAGCGTCGCGCCCCAGCCCCCGCCCGTGTGCGGGCGCTTCGAGTCGGCGGCAAGGTTGAGCACGAGACGCCGCACCATGCGGGCGCCGATCATGCAGGCGGCGAGGTCGATCTTTCGGGGGCTCTCGCGATGCCCCTTCCAGATCGAAATGCCGTAGCGGTTCGGATAGCGGACAGCGTTCATCACGTGCGTGCGCAGGCGAATGTCGCCGTCGTGCGTGAACTCCTCGCCGGAGATCTCGGTCGCGGTGCGCATCGCGGCCTCGGTGAAGTCGCGGACCCGATCGGAGGCCGTCATGTCCCACATGATCGAGTGCCCGCCCCGGCCTGGCGTCGCCCAGATCCGGTACTGGCGCTGGTAGCGGCGGTGCCACTCGTCGAAGAGGCCATCCCAGAATCGGTCGGCCGTCTCGTCGTCGAAGGTGTGCGACGGGTCGCCGAAGAACGCGACGACGTTGAACGTCTCGTGGACCTCCGCGACTCGCGCGTCGACCTCGCTGCGCGGGACCACCCACTCGCCGCGGCGCTTGGCCGGCGGCGCCTGCCACATGCCGAGCGTGATCACGTGCCCGTCCGAGATCCGGCATCCGACGAGCGCGGTCGCGTCGTCCGACTTCGAGCCGTCGAAGAACAGCGCGATCTCCTCGACCGGCTCGACGACCTTCTCGAGGTCGCGGCAGATGTCGAACTCGCGCACGTCGACCCAGGAGTCCTCGCGCGCGGTGATCTGGTTGAACCAGAAACGCCGCGACGTCGACGCTGCGTTGCGCGGGTCGAGGATGAACCGCAGCCCGGACTCGATCGAGATCCACGCAGCGTCACCGCGCACCGCGGCGATGTAAAACGGGATCTGCTCGGCGACGAGCTCGGCGCGCGGGCCAGCCTCGAGCGTGTCGTACATGAGGCCGGTGTTCGCGACCTCGCCGGAGAGCATCGTCTCGTAGGCTTCACGGTCACGCTGCGCGACCGACCCCTCAGCGGGGTTGTACGCGTTCGTGATCGCGAGCCGGCGAGCGAGCCCGTACGGTGCCTTGGCCAGGTTGCGGCGCAGCGTGTCCTCGACGTCGTGGCCGCCGTTGTTCGCCTTCCAGTGGTGCGTCTCGTTGGCGACGACCAGCGACGGCCGGCCGCCCTCCGACGTCGACGCGCTCGAGGTCATCGCCTCGATGACGCGCGAGCCACCCAGGGCGTAGACGATCTCCTTGTTGATGTCGAGGTCGTAGCGGCGGATCGCGGCCTTGGTGAACAGCGACGGGAATATCCGCATCGTGTTCTTCGTCTGATCCTTCGCGACGCCGTACACCTGCACGTAGCCGACCGGGTTCTCAGCTGCGATCGGGGAACCGTCAGACGCCCAGCCAGCGAACCGCGCCGGGCCGATGATCTCGACAGCGGCCAGCACCGCGGCGAGCGGATCCTTGCCCCAGCCCTTCATGCGCTGCAGCACGGTGTCGTGCGAGAGCCAGCGGCCGTCGTCGTCGATCGCGTAGAACCACAGCACGAACCGCGCTTGCTCGCGCGTGAAGCGCCAGGGCATCCCGTCCGGGTGCTGCAGCCACTCCGAGCACCACTCGAGGACCGCCCAGCCGAGCGTGTGCTCGGGCTCGATGAACCGGCCGAACGCGTCGCGCTCCCAGGTGGGCCCGAGGGTCAGCAGGTCGAGGTTGTCCGGGTCGAAGTCGAGCTTCTCCAGGACTCCCTCGTCAGCCGAAGAGGTCAGCACTGGAGTACCCCGGAGCCGTCTCGATCGGCGTCACGTTGCCCGACGCCTTCGCGGTGCCGCCCGTGCGGCGCACCTCGAGCTGCTGTCGGCGGCGATCGCCGATCGACGTCAGGAGCAAGCTCATGTTCTGCTGGATCACGCGCTCGACGGATGCGTTGATCGGCTCGCCGGGGCGGTCCGCCTTCGTCATCAGCTCGCACGTGCGGCGCGCCAGCGCCCAGTCCGTGAGCTCGTACCGATCGACGAGGGGAGACTCTCGCAGGCTCTGCCACCACGCCTTGGCGCTCGGCGACCAGCGACCGTTAGCGCGCGGGATCCGCACGCCCGATGACGCGGCGACGTTCTCGTGCGCTTCCTTCTCCGCCTTCGAGCGGTGTCCGGCGCGTGCTTCGGGATCCTTCCCGATGGGACCTCTCTGGCCCACGGCGACCTCCAGGGTCTGCGGCCTCCAGGGCCTCGTGGTTGCGCCACCCCCGGATTTTCAAAACCCGGGCGCGGTCTTTGCTGCTATGCCGCCCGGCAGACTAGATACGCCTAGGGGGAGGTACCCCCCAGGGTGTCGAGTCGCCGGGCGAGGACGAGTGCGGCGTCGACGCCGCTGGGGTTAGTTGCTGGGTGCTCCTCGCTGGGGCGTTGTCGTGATGGTCTGTCGCTGCGTGCTGCGCGGGCTTCGGCTTGGGTCTTGCGGGCGTGGTGCTTGTGGCAGAGCCAGCGGAGGGACTCGAGACGGTGGTCGTTGCGGTCCACCCAGTGGTCGCACTCTCCGTCGTCCCAGCACTCCGTCTCGCACCTACGGCCGTTGCCCTTGATCCACTCACAGCGGCCCCCTGCTAGGGCTCGTCTCTGTGCTCGGCGCTTGCGCCAGTCAGGGGGGAGGGTGTCTCTACGGGTGGAGCCTGCCCACTTGCCGGACATGCTGGCCTCCCATGAGTGACGCGGAGGGGTGCAGGTTCATCGCCTAGCCGGAAAGGACGGCATGATGAGCGGCCTTCGCGGTGCCCATGGCGTACCCTCATCCGCGTTGACACCCCTCCGCAAGCTCAGCGCTCGTTGATGAGGGCCCACATCGCGTCGACGTCGCCGGCAGCTGCCCCGTAGCGGTGCATCAGCTGGGCGTTGGCGTCGTACTGCGGGCCTTCCTTGACCTCCGAGTCGTGGCCGAGCGCGTAGGCCTTGCCCTGCGTGCGGCCGAGCGGGCCTATCAGCGTCTCGTGCGCATGCATATGAGCGATGTCCTCACCCAGCCATCCGCGGAACCGGGGATCCTGGCCGCCGTACTGCGTCCACACGGCGGGGGTCGTGATGTAGATCCCCGAGACGGCCGGAGGGTAGACCAGGTGCGAGCAGAGCTCGAGCTGGCGGCCTGCGAGCGCCTGTGCCGTGCCAGCCTCCCCCAGTGACCGGTACTCGGTGTAGGGCAGGAACGTGCGCTCCTCGGCGTCCGTGCGCTCGAGGGCCTCGGCGATCGCCGCGAACTCACCCACGGTGTCGGCGTCGCTGATGACGATGGGCGCCAGAGGGTCGACAGAGGAGAGGGCCACGGCGAGGTTCCTGCTCGCGGCGAGCGAGAACGGGCGATCGTCGGAGTCGACCAGGTGCACGTCGAAGCCCTGCGAGCGCCACCAGTCCCGCGTGAAGTCGAACGCCGGCAGCCGCGACGTCGCGGGCCGCCAGGGGATGAAGACGCTAGTAGCCAAACCCCGACCTCTCGCCCACGTGCTCGACGCGCTGGCCGGGCATCATCCCGAAGCGCACCGCGGGATCCTTGAGCAGCTCGCGGCCGAAGGCCGACTCTGACCACTCCTGCTGCGGCCATGGCCGTGTGTAGGTGCGCCGCGGCAGCACCGTCGGGTTGCAGGTGAAGAACGCCCGGTGCTCCCACACGCCGTCGACGAGCTCGACCATATGCCCGCTGTTGGCGACCGCCTGCAGCATCCCGCCGGCGGCGATCTCGTGCGGGTACCAGGGCTGGCGCATCACGGCGAGCTGGGCCAGGTGCGGCCGCTCGTCGAGGATCCCGGCGAGCTCGTGCAGGTCGATCGGCGCGATCGCGCGGAAGTCCTCTTCCCAGAGGGCCACGTGCTCGCCCTCCGCGACGTCGAGCACGGTCTGCATGGCGCGGGCGTAGCCGGCGGGGTTGTCGTCGACGGAGACGATCTCGTCGCCCAGGTACTCGAGTGCGCTGCGCCAGTGGCTGTCGCCCGAGTCGTCGACAATGGTGATTCGGTCGGCGCCGGTCACGTGCGTCGCGATCGAGTGCAGCGTCTCGACGAGGTACTGCGAGCGACGGTTCGAGAGCACAATCAGCTGCACAAGCTCCCCCTTGCGAAACTCGTATGTGTATGACACAATCGATACATGCAGGAGATAAGGATGGCCCGGTCGGGACGCAAGCACGGCGTCACCGGCACGCGCGTTCTCGAAGCCCTGCAAAACGCTGGCGAGCCGACCATCGGCGGGGACAAGCTGATCTATGTCGGCAGCGACGCCCGCGGCACTGAACTTGAGATCGTGATGATCGAGGACCCGGCACAGAAAGCCCGGTTCTGCGTGATCCACGCCATGCCGACCGAATGGAGGAA